TATGAATGGTGTTACGGCCCAGGACGATAGTATCAACTACCAGTGCGTTCTTGTTGAACTCAGTGGAGTTGTCAGCTTCGGGTTCCTGGCCGGGAGTAAGGGTCTGCAACTTGGTCTCACCCATGTACTTGTCAGATACGATGTTAGTACCGACAACGTCCTGTACAGTGAAGCCGCCAAGCAAGTTCTCACCTTTAAGGTACTGCTCATGGACAACCCCGTTAAACTTCTCAATGAGTAGGGTAGGTACGTCAGCGCCCACAGCAGGGTTAGTCAGGTTGTTCGTGGTAGATCCAGACATAAGTTAAATCCTCCTTTACATATATGTGTTAGTCAGGATAGAAGAAGTTAGAGAGTAGAAGCTAACACTACTATGCTACTAATACTCTCTTAAACTCTCTTATTATTTCTTATTATTTCTTGTCATCTCTATACTGGTCCCTAATTAATTAATGAGGGAATACTGCATCTTAAATGCCTTTTGCCATGCCAGCCTGTCTACGGGCATCCCAACCCTGGGGGTCTTTTCTGTACTCCCCGTTCTTGAATGCTTCAAAGTACTCAGCCTGGGTTACGGCACCGTTGTCATCAGCCGGTGGGTTATTGGAACCATCTTCAAGGTCAAGAGAGACAGGAGCAACAGGCTTCCCTGCTGAGTCGAATTTGGACCAAAGGTCAGCGATCATGAGCTTCTGCATACGCATACTGCCATTCTTCATAACCTCGTTAAATTCGTTGATCTCTTCTTCTGATAGGTTCTGTTCAGCAAAGCCACTGAGGTCAGCCCAACGATCTTCGCCGCCCATCAGTTCAAGGGTTTCTTCCCAAGCTTCGGTTGCTGCTGCTTCGGCTTTGGCCTGACCATCCTTGAATGAGCTCATGGTTGCGGTATCTTTGGCCTTTACTCCCTCAAGGAAAGTATCGACCTGCCATTTCCCAAACGCCTCATTCAGGGCCGCTCTCGTTTCATCTGAGAGACCTTCAGGGCTGTACATCTCTTTAGCTATCTCCGTGGCATCAAACCCGTGCTCCTGGGCAAAATTCGCCATATCGACCGGGATGTCAATGTCAACCATCACACCATCGTATTCGATCCCGGAGACCTTTAAATCCTCCATATGGGGCGGTGGTGTCGGTTCGCCTGGTGTTGTATCCCCTTTGTCCTTATCGGCTACAGGATCGACAGGATTTGCGTCCTGGGTGGGTGTATCGACAGTAGGCTCAACAGAAGGTGTGGGGTCCACATTCGGTGCTGTTGCAGCCGGATCTACTACGGGTTCAGTTACTTGATCAGACATAAATATCCTCCTTAAATTAAATCTATTAGGGAGATGGCTACAGTAAGTAAGATACCTACTGCGACCATCAGCCTAAGTTTAGTTGTGGTTTTCATTGGTTAAGGGCTTTGTTGATAAGCTCAGGACCAGCCTTCTCAGCAGCACCGGCAAGTGCTTCTGCTGCCAATCCAGCTTGTTGCGCTTGAGATTCCTTCTTCTGCTGTGCTTCCCATTCTTCATCAGTCATCATCCAAGGCATCTTCATTGACAGACCAGCGGCAACCTCTCTGGCATATACGTCCCACTTAGTCCTCTCTTGTACAGACTGAGGCCATACTTGAGGTAGTTGCATCATCTCTGTGAACTGCTTGATTTTGTCCAGATCACCAACACGACCGAGAGCAGATAACCCGGTTACGATCTGAGGGATAACCTCCTCTTGTGGGAGTGGGAAGCCAACAGACTTGAGGTAGCGACGAGCAAGCGGAGTCTGCATAGTCTGAGCAAGTAAAGTGTAAACGCCGCCAAGAGAAGTCTCAAGCTCTTGGGCATCTATCCTAAGTTCAACAGTGGTTACACGCTCTGCATCTCTCCTTACGGCAGAGTTCATCAGGAAGGCTTGCCCTATCCTTCTCTTGTATTCATTGAGGACTTCGCTGATAGGCTTGAAGTCGGCATACTTCTCAAGCTGTAAGACACCAACGTCCTCAATGTTACCTAAGATCCACTCACCTATTGGAGAGGTTGCCACTTCATCAATGTCAATAATGGAGCCTGGACGTAAGAAGTATTTGATATCTGCCATGAGAGCCATGCCTTTAGCCAAAGCCTCTGACAAGAACTCAATAACATAGAAGTCACCAGCATGGTCTTCAACAAGCCCACGCCCATAATCTTCTCCGTTGGTATGGTTGAACATCAAGGGAATCCATGGTAAGTCTTCTTCTGGGAGTTCTTGCCATGACTTGATCTGTACGCCAAGAGCAGACTGAGTCACCCCGAACGTATCAGGCCCGGTGCGTATAACCCAGGTATAAAGAGTAACATCTTCATCCTTCTTGCACACGCCTGGGCCTTTAAGCTTTCTTAATGTATCCTGAACATCTTGTGCCATAGAAGAGAAAGCTTTCTTATCCTCAATGACCAGTTCACAGAGTCTCCCTGACGTATCTCTTCGGCAGCAATACCTGTTCAGCTTAATTGCTTGGAGGTTGCCATCCTTCGGTGCATACATCAGGACGTTTCCTGCAATGAGCAGGTTCTTGAAAGCATCAACGTAAGCGACACGGGCAGCTATCTTGGTCTGGTATGTCTCTGCTCTCTTCTCTGCCTCAACAAGAAGCTCTGATAGTTCAGTAGGTTTATATCCTGCCTGTTGTAATGCTGCCTTTGCTTCACTCTCAAACTCAAGCTTGAAGAAAGACCGCTGAACCGGGAACATGGTAGTGGTTAATTTGTTAGCAAGATGGTTGACAGCTTGAGCGCCTATGCCCTGATAACCATGTTGGTTGGCATCGGCACCTCTGTTCTTGTCATCATTGTCAGGTACGATGTAGGGTAGCGTAAACCTGCCATACTCACGACCTCTATCAAGGTACTGGTTCCTTGTAGAAAGGAGGGCAGCTTGTCGCCCTCCAAGATCTAATGTGGTTCCGATACCCTGCTTGACCTTTCTTAACAGGGCTTCAATCATACTATACGTTTAATCCAGATGCGCCACCAGCAGACGCACCACCTGACGGTTTGATCAAAGCACGTTTGCCCTGAGTCTTGAGATCTCCTGGTTCGTCTTCTGCCGTACCAAGGACAACATCTTCTGCCTCTGTTTCTACTACACGTTCAGGGCGCTGTGCCGGATCAGCCGGATCTGGTGCTGACATTCCCATAAGTTACCTCCTTATAGTTTCATGTTAAAGTTATAGCCTCCAAGCTGGAAGCCAAGTGATTTATACATAGAGACCGCAGGTTTGTCATCATGGATACCTGAGTGCGCTCCACAATGAATGCTCTTGCAACCGGAAACCTTACACCATTTGATGAAGGCTTTAACAAGATCCTTACCTACGTCATTACCTCTTGCCTCTTCACGGACATACATGAACATCTCCTGTCCGATAGGATCATCAGACCACGCTTGACCTGTGATGCAACCCCAAAAGAAACCAAGGATCTCACCTTTGGCATCGACAGCAATGAACATGTTATGACTCCGGTTAGTGATTGCGCGAATGGCAAACTCCATAACCTTTTCCTCATTGAAGGTATGTCCATTCCATCTGTCTGCCTCTTCAAAGTATTCCTTTGCGATTGAGATCAGTTTGAGTAAGTCAAGTTCAATAGCTATTCTTATTGTATATGGTTTCAATTGTCCTCCTTATGTCATCAATGACTACGTTCTTGATCATGTCTGCGTGGCATGACTGGTGATTTACAGGTATCGGTTGGAGTATCTTCATAAGAAGTTCGAAGGTATCCGGTGGTATGATAGGAAGCTTATCACTCTTTAGGTTATTCCCAGCTCGTGTAGGACTGCCCGGTAATCCCGCCATTGATTTCCGAAGTTTGTTCATTTACATCTCCTATTATCTTCTTGAGTTCTTCGATGTTGATTTCTTCCCGTGTTGCCGCTTGACGCAGAGCATACGGTGGTTCTTCACCAGCTTCAAGATGTCGAAGCACTTCTTTGAATATATCATAGTTCATCATACGTCAGCCTCCTCTTTATCAAATCTCTGCGCCCCGACCTTCGGAAGTCTTAACACGCCCTTACTGGATTCTTGAAGCGCATAGACTTGAAAGATTTTACCAATAGGACTGCCCTCGCTATGAGGTGTCCCATTGATTGATTCTCCACAGGACCAGCACTTGAATAGCCATTCAGCATCTTCGTGAGTCCATCCCTTGCCAAGCATTGCCTTGACTGTCTTACCTTTCTTCCAGCGAAAGATGAGATTTGCTATCTTTCCTTTGTACTTGCCGGTTCCTTCTTCGGCACCTATGCACAACAGGTCATAGTCAGCATACCTTACAATCTTCATAGCTCGGTAGCCTTTGTGTCCAGCTACCCAAACTTCACACACTCTCTTAATTACTGCGCCTTCTTCTCCATGTTTGATCTGGTAGTTGGCATACTCTCTGACATCATCATGATGCAGCAAGTCAACAGGTATAATGTAAAGTTCAAGAGGCATCATTCCCTTAAGCAGAGAGTACCGATGCCCATAGTCTGCCTGGGATCTTCCGGAAATGAACTCATCAATGGTGACATAGTCATGAAAAGCAAGGTAAGAACTCAGTCTCCACTGGTCTTGGTCCTCGCTAAGAGGCTTTGTCCTGTTCGGGTTATAAATACCGGAGAGTGCTTCCAAGCTACAAGAGTCACAGCATAGCTCAGTCATGTACACGCCATCATGCAAGCTCTCACCCCACAGCATAAGCTGGTGCAATAGAGGGTATCCGGTGTTAGTGAGTTTCATCCCGGTACGAGAGAAGAAGTAGTAGGCACCTTCATGCTTAACAACATGGCAGAAGATACCATCTTTCTTAATCTGTCCGTAGTAAACGCCACGCCTGGGTTTCTTTGATTCAGGTACTTCATCCCAATGCTTGACCTTCATAGTTACTTTGTCTTTGATACGATGTTCTGAGTGGAGTCCAAGTAATTCAAAAATATTCATAAGTTATCTCCTTGTCTAACAGTGTTAGACTATTTAGTTGTAGTTACATTTTCACGAAACCAGAGTACAGCAAAAGCATTCCAGGCAACGCATACCATATGCGGTAGTCCTGTATCTGCATCTACCCACTCACCCTCTCTTACCTTCTCAACATGACGCATGAGTGCTTTAAGGTATCTCTTCTCTCCATCTTCAACCTCTTTCCACCCATTGGGACTATACTTCTTAGCGCCAATTGCAAACAGACGAGCATAGTACACAAGTCCCTTGAAAGGTATCAAAGAGAATCCAAGCTTAGTGTCCTCATCTTCAAAAGCCTGAGCCAACGTCCTAAACAAAGAAGGTGGGACTAATGTGTAGTCTACTTTTCCTTTATCCAGTTTAGCACCAGGGTCAGATGCAGCTAAGCCTGTCGGGTCTTCTTCATTCTCTACTGGTCCCTTATTCACAGTAAACTGTCCCATAATCCCTCCTTACCTTTTGGGTACAAACTTCATTTCATCCGGTGCAAAGACAATGCCACAGCCAAGGGACATCTCGACTTTGTATACTTGCTTTGCGTACCGTGCGTTATACTTATCCTTGTCAATGAGAGCGCCTACGTTCATGGCGGCGAAGCGGTTCCTTGCCTGGGTAATATCAAAGACAGCACCATAAGCATGGGTATGACCCTGAACATAAGCAGAACCAAGCTTTAATGCCGTGTTCTTGGCACCATACATGCCGTTGCTTCCTATGCCATGTTCATAAATAATACCATCAAGATCCCATCTTGTCCTCCACTCCCAGGACTTAGGCAATCCATATACCTCATTCAGAGGTTTAAGGAATATCTCCTTTGGCATACCGACTGAGGTTGCAACCCGATGCGGTCTTATATCATGGTTGCCGTAACAAAGCTTCATCTTAGGGAAAGCCCTGACAAAACTCTGCATGGTATCCATAGCTCTGGCCCACTCTTGGATAGGATTGTCAGCATCCAGTTCGTTAGGGTGAAAGCTTATGTAATGATGGTCAATCATATCACCAATGCACACGACCTCAGTTACCTTATGATCACTGAACGTATCCTGTAGAAACACTAAGGAATCCGAACAGTGACCGGGGATGTGTAGGTCCGGGATAACCCCGATCACTTTATTCATTTAACCTCCTTACAGACCGCAGATGCCTCCTGAACACTTCTCTTCGGTCTCGTCAAATACAACACCAGCAGCATTCTTAGCGATGCTGTAAGGTACTGCCGTTAATGGTTGTCCACCTCTGGCACCGTCAGGGTAGCAAGTCATCCCTCTTAGGTATGGAGCATATTTGAGCAGCATTTCACTGAACTCTTCTGGTGTGAACTTCTGTTCTTCAAAGGCGGGAAGATTCAACGTGCTTGAGATTGCCATGTCAACATACTTCTGAACCTCAACCTGGAACTTGATTCTCCGCTCAGGATCTTCTGCAAGAGAGCTTGAGGTCTCAATAGTCTCAGGGTCAAGGCCATACTCTTGGATCAGGCTTTCTGCTGTAGCATCCACAACATACTCATAGTTCCACTTGGTTCCGTTGGTCAGGTATCTGCGCTTATAAGCTACAGCAAACAGAGGTTCAACCCCGGTAGTGGTACTGGCAAGAATGCCAATGGTTCCGGTGGGTGCAATAGCTCTGTACTTCTTGGGTCTGTTGATACCAAGTTCATCACTGATAGCATTGGCACCAGCTTCCCCGGCAGTCACATAAAGCTCAAGCCACTGTTTGAGACCTTCGTTCATCTCATATCTGTAGCCATTCTTGAGCAACCAAGCGTGCATACCCATAAGCCCGAGACCAATCTTCCTGTTCTTCTCTCTGGTCTCATATACTTTGGCATAAGGAAGGTCTGCTCTGTAGCCACCACACACCAGGAACTTAGATGCAAGGTGACAGATACGGGCAAATTCCCACTGAGTGTCAATACGCTCCATGTTCACTGAACCCAGGTTGCAGACATCGCTGTCATCTTCTGAGGTAAACTCAGTGCAAGCATTACGCAATGTATCTTTGGTGTTCTCACCCAGGTTGAATGACATTCCAGGCTCAGCAGTCTTGAGCATCTGCTCAATGTTGTGCTGCCAAACCTCTTGCGCTCTGGCATCTCCCCTCTTAATAGCTGCAAAGAAGTCATCATCATAGTTGACAGAGATGTTGGTCATGTCCAGGGTAGCCGGGAAGTTGAAGTCAGCTTCTTTCAAAGCCTTAACCTCGTCTGACCAGTCCTTTGCATAGATGAAGTCAAGGACATCAGGGTGCTTCCAAGAGAGTGAAGCGTACATGGCAGATCTACGAGACCCACCCTGCATTGCATTACGTCCAACTTCATTCATGACTTTCATCAGAGCAATCGGACCAGAGGCAATACCGCCTGTCCTGCTCAGTATACGTCCGTTCTCTCTGAGATTGGTGTAGTCAATGCCGATACCACCACCGCACATAAGGCATGACATGGCATTATGGGTTAACCTTGCCCATTCTTCTCTGGTGTCTTCTTCGGCACCAAGGCAAAAGCAGTTATTATAAAAGCTGGCTTCATGTCCAGCATAGTAAAGGTAGCGACCAGCAGGGATGAACTTCATATCCGTGATATACCGGATCAATTCTTCCATCTCGTCTTGTGGTAGCAGTCCTTCACAGACTTCATGAACAAGTACTCTGGCTTCAATGTCCCAGGTAGGTGTGTTTGCGTTAGCATATTTCGCATCGAAGATGTTCTTTGCGAAGCTCGTCTTGAAATAGTGGTCGTTCAAC